CCCATCGCTTTCGCTTTCTTTCGTGTCTGTCCATAATAGTTCTTGATACACTAAGTATCAAACCTCACCCACATTAATCTAGGTATATGTACCTTCGAATAAGGTGCATGTATGCGCCATATGTCGGTTGGCAATACAACTAGGTTGTAATGGGAAAAGGTAGAACGATACAAAATAGTTAGGCATTGTAAGACCTAATGATTTTTGTACCGGGCACCAACCCGGCATGAAACTGAATAACATTACAATTTTATGAATCAAATGAGGAATTTAACTCACAAAGAAAGTAATCGGGATATCCTTATTATCCAACTTCAATCTTTAACAAAGGAACAACTGATATCTGTTATATTAAAGTTAACAGATCAATCCGAAAGATTTATCTCACTGCTTTTGCAAGCTAATGAGGCTCTTCAAGACGTTGAAACCTTGTTAATTGAGGCAAATGCTCAGATAGAAGTTTTCTATATGAATTACCAAATTCACACACCCTTACAATCATCGATTATTGGAGATCAATGAGTACAAGGTTGTGGAAAACACCTGAGAACAGGCTTTCGGTGAATCCAAAATAAGGGATATCGTAAGATATTCGGTTCCATGTTACCCGAGTTAAAGGTTAAAAGGGTCTTCTCAACAAAAGTTGTGAAGAAGCACCTTCCTTCAGAACGGACAAACAAAATGTCACCAAGTATAGATAATAAGATAAATAAAAACCTATTTTATATAAGTTCTCACATATCATCATTATATCGAATATTGAATACAATAAACGATTATTTTCCTTCTTACGGGGAAAATACCTTAGGTGCATTGTTCGGAAAGATCACTAAGATCTGAAAAACTAATGGTTTAGTCTTTCTAATCAAGTACCTGAAATCTGTCAGACTTCATTGTACTCGATATATGGTTGGACAACCATTAATATCGAAGGAAAATGAACCTGTCAAGGTTTCACTTGACAAAGATTATTTCCCTAAAATACTTCTTCCTTGAAAGTCCTTATTCACGTCAAAGAGCGCTTGAGACGTTGTGTGGGGTTTAACCCTGGTCACAATATCGAGAGCAATTAGACGAGGTAGTGAACCATTGGCCATAGATTTTGGATCAATTCTGAATCCATCATGAGCAACTAGTAAGACTCTTGATGGTAAATTGATTCAGAAGATAGTTAAGGAGATGAAACTCCCTAAGCTTAAAATCCAGAATATGGATGAGAAAGATTTTAAAATCTTCTTATCTGCTGGCCCGGATGGTTCCTCTACTGAGTCAGCGTTGATTACTGCCTCAAAGGACGTATTTAGGAAGATATTGTACGATCTCATAAGATTAATATCTGGTGAGGGACGTAGACATATAGAGCTCTCATGATTCTCTTCACAAATTAAAAGGCCTTCCTATGAACACCCTTATATTAGGAAGCTTGCAATAGTTGAGGATCCTGAGTTAAAAGCTCGTGTCGTAGCTATCTTTGATCATTTCTCTCAAAATGTATTAAATACATTGTCTGAACAATTGTTCAGATCACTGAGAAGAATACCAAGTGATAGAACCTTTACGCAATCACCATTCTTTAATCATGGTGGTTATGTTAAGTGCAACGACCAAAACTATTACTCTTTAGATCTCACCGCAGCAACTGATCGATTTCCAATTGAATTGCAAACACAAGTTCTTAAGATACTTGGATATACTGATCTTCAAGTTCAATCATGACAAAATATCATGGTTGGACAGGAGTTCGTGTATATCCC